CACACGCCGAATATATCCTCAAAACCACAGCGAAACTCGCAAGGCAAACAGCGAATAGCCGAGGAGTATGGACCACTGGAGGCGATTGCCTGGAACGTGCACCATCAAAGATTACGGCATGGGCAATGCAAAAGGCCATCCGCAATGCACCAAAAGTCAACTTTTCCGCTAGTGGCTACGCCAGAGGTCTACGGACTTTTATAGAAGCAAACGTTACGGCCATTCATGCCGTGGAATTTTCCATTCATTACACCCCAAAATATTCCACCCAAGGATTTGCTGGAACGTGTGACTGCATGGTGGACATCCAAGGTGAAGGCCCCTATATCGTGGACTGGAAAACCTCCCGCAATAAAAGAAGCGAGGAAATGTACGCTCAATTCAAGGATCAATGTGGAGCGTATGCACTCGGTCTCACCAGTCTCACGGGCATCCAACCAAAAGGAGCTGCAATCGTTGTTGCCCGTAGATCAGGTGAACCCGAAGTAAAGATAATGAACAATATTGATTTGTTAGCAGCTAAGGAGAGATACCTGGATCGTTTCAGGCAATACTTGGTGGCACTAAACCGAGAGAATTAAACCGAAATTCCATACTATAGAGAGCTAAATTTTTAGTACCAAAAGGGCCATTCATACGGGAAATTTGCCATTCATAGCCTCTGGCTCGTATCAATCCCTGAATTTCCTCCATTTCCCAGGGTGAAGTTTCAAGCTCCCAATAAAATCCTGGCTCGAATCTTACATTGAAATTTTCGGGCTTGGTCATATCGACGCAAGCCCTAGAGTCTGAATAATAAATTTTTACGGTTTTCATTTGTGTAAGGAATTTCTTTGAGCTGGAGTTAATGCAGAATTGTAATAGTCTTGAGCTTCAAGGTCTAATCTCATTTGCTCAAGTTCCTCCCCTGTTGGCTCGTAAGCCTCCAGGGATTCTAGGAACTGTTTTTCTCTTGGGTCCATTTTTAAAAGCTCCTTAGTTGTTTTTTGGTTGTTGCGAATTGGGCTGCAAGTTGGCAAGCTTCAAGATGTTTGTTTTGATCTTGATAGATTGGAATTGCTTTTCTGAAGGCATCAAAAATTAATTCATTGTCACTTCCATTTTTTGAAAGTTTTCTAACGCTCCTAATATCCTCCCAATCTGTTGTTGGCTCGTTTTCAACTTCTGTCCAATCTCTATAGGCTGAAGCTTTAGAGCGACCGGAGGAAATTACTATTTCTAGTATTTCCTCTTTTGATAGTCTTTTTTGATCTTCTAGAAGTGTCTTTGTTAATTCACTTCTAATAAATGAAAGAGAGTCTTCTTTATTCACGAATACCACCTCGGCAAATCTGCCCTAAAAAATTGCCAGTCTTTACCGTTTAGGGTTTTTCCGTCTTTGTGAGTTAAGCCTATGCAATGACCTGATTCATGTTTAATCAGATATTGTCCTAGTGAATCCTTAACTACTTTGTAGCTTTCATTTGACCAGTGGATTGTGTAACCACAATCGACGGCATGTTTAATCTGAGAAACTACTGGAGCGTTTGGTCGGTATCTCATTTTTTAGACTCTCCTAACTTGCTTAGAATTTGCTGGAGCGTTTCAAAAATGATCTTGTTGTTGTTTTCTTGAGTTTTGAAAGAATCCATAAAAAGTTCATTCAGTCTTTTTTGTTCTTTCATAAATGAGATGTTTGCGGTCTCACTTTGTAGAGCTGTTTCGCTCATTTCTAAAATTCTTTGATACAGGCTTATGGAATCTGTATCTAATACCTGGAGCGTTTCCAAGATTTTTTGAAAGTCTCTGTCTGTCATGGGTGGACTAGATGAGGTTTACATCTATTAGAATATCACAAAATGAGAAAAGCACAATAATTTTTCTCAGTGAGAATGTGAGAAAAGAATTATTTGCAAAGTCTTTTTGTTTATGGTATTGTAGTATTAATCAAACAGCTACACAAAAGCATGATTAATTTTTCTGATCAAATCGAAGACATCAGAACAACGACAATCTGCAATTTGCAAGATTCAGTCGGTTTAGATGTTGAAGGTTCAGAGCTTCACCATGAACTCTTTAATACTGATTACTTTTTGATTGGTACGGAAAGAGCTAAAAAATGGCTAGGAGATGAAACACTCGCAGCCGTGGGAAAAATTCACCAATACGAAACAGACAATTTTGGGGAGGTGAATACAGACTTAAGTGATTCTGAAAAAGTTGTAAACATGTTGGTTTACATTTTGGGTGAGGAGTTACTCGGAGAATCCGAAACACTCCAAGCAAAATGGGACGACAAACTTACACAAGAAGACTTAACAAGGATCACTCAAGAGATTTAATTTGCGATTCATAGGCCGCCTTTAATGTGCGGTCTTTTTTCTTTTTTGGCCTTTAATGCTGATTTTTTATTTTGCTTTTTGGCCTTTAATGGTGAATCTGCTTTTTCTCTTTTAACCTGTATCAGCTCTTAAGCGTTCATTTTCTGGCTCGTCTTTCGCTGATTATTCGGGCTAACTTTTGAAATTTTAATAATTTACTAAAATACTACAGGTAATTTTTTAAAAATAGCAAATTAATTTTTTACATTTTGATGTAATTAATGTACTACAATAATCTTAATAATTTCTTAACAATTGATATGTTGTTTATTGATTGTATTGTAGTACAATAGTAATTAAGGAGAAAAATTTTTCAACTCCTTATCAAATAAAATGACTTCTTTCCCTCGTCTCTCTTCTTTGTCTCCTACAGATACAAATTTTGTTAAGGCAAAGAGATTAACTAAGGATGTGTTATTGGCTCAGATCTACCAGCTACAAGCTGATAAAGATCAACTAAGTGGCAAGGCTGCTCAACTTCAAGATAAAGTTAAATCTCAATCTCTTCAAGATTGGTCAGACGTTTTGAACAGAGCAAACCAACTCGCAACCGAGAGAGCAAAATCTGACACAAAAAGATTTACTCGCTCAACCTGGAAAGATATGAAGAAAATCTATTCTCAAATTTCTTTCCAAATTAGAACTGCATAAGTTCACAATCTTCAATAATTACCCTCGCCAATCGGTGAGGGTTTTTTATTGTCTGTCAATCATTAGGGGGGAGTAGTAGCAAAATAATAAAAATTTGGGAGGGCTACAGGGAACCTACTGATACATGTAAAAATAAGCTCTTCTGTAGTACTTACTTATACTACACTAATGGCTTGTCATTGTCAATAATCATCGCAACTAATTTCTTTTTCGAATAGTGAGTCCTAGTTCCCGCAAGCACCTGCAGCTTCTTAGAGGTTAATTGTAGTAACAAATTGTAGTATCCCTGCCCTGGTTTAGGAGAGCGATAAACAAAGAAACTACCCACCCAATCCAGCAACCCCCTCACTCGACTGGCTTCGCTTCAACACGAATCGCAAGCTCTGGAGCGTTAATATTCACAGTCTCCACACTTTCCCCAACAACCTTCCCAAGAGAATCCAAAATCTGAGCCGCAGTCTGAAGCTGCCCCTTCCTCACAGCCTTCTCAAACAACTTAACCCTCATACTCTGCAACCTCGCAATCATATTCTCCCTATCCTTCTGCCAATCCTCATCATTCCACGCATTAACCTGCCTCCAATCAAACCAAGCAGTCTGTTCACAAACTCCCTCCTTCGCAGCATGATCCAAAACCAACTGCCTCACAGTCAAACCCTCCAACTGCCTCTTATAAAGCCTGTGCTGCCTAGCCTTCACAACCAACGCAGCCGACCTCCCAGGGTTTTTCTTCTTCTTAACAATCCCTGAATCATCTGGAACGAGAGCACCACCGATGCCCCCTAAAATAGCTTCAGCCACGGGCAGAAACACATACAACTAAAACGATACTAACCTCCAAAATGATAAATAGTCGATAAACACAGGGGGAAGGGTACAAAAGATGACTAATATGTAGTACATGGCAGTAAAAACACAACCACTATCTTTACGTTGGGCACAAGGCGAGGTTTTTAACAATCAAAAGCGATTCAGAGTTCTAGTTGCTGGCCGCCGCTTCGGGAAATCTTATCTCTCCTGCATCGAACTCCTAAAAGCAGCAATAGCCAGACCAGGAGAAACTTACTTTTACTGTGCCCCGACCTACCGCATGGCAAAAGACATCGCCTGGAAAGAAATAAAAAAGCTAGTCCCAAAAGAATGGGTCAAATCCAAGAACGAAACCGACCTAAAAATAGAACTCATCAACGATTCCACAATCGAGCTAAAGGGAACTGAAAACGCAATGGCTCTCCGTGGCCGAAGCCTCGCAGGTGTAGTTCTAGACGAGGCCGCCTTCATGGATTCCGAGGTCTGGTTCCAAGTAATCCGACCCGCCCTAGCCGACAAACAAGGTTGGGCATTATTCATTTCCACACCCGACGGCACAGCAAGTTGGTTTTACGACCTATGGTGCTACGTCCCAGATGACGCAACAGGCGAGTGGAATCGCTGGAGTTTTACTACAATAGAAGGGGGAAACGTACCAGCAGAAGAAGTCCAAGCTGCCCGTGCTCAACTAGACACCCGCACATTTCGCCAAGAATTTGAGGCCAGCTTCGAGAATCTCACGGGTCTCGTCGCAGTCTCATTCTCCGATGAAAATATCTCCACAAAAGCCAAGGACATATCCATAATGCCCATCCTTCTAGGAGTCGATTTCAACGTAGACCCAATGTCAGGAATCTGTGCCGTAAAAGACGAAGACAAACTCTACGTTTTTGACGAAATAATTATGACTGGAGGCGCAACAACCTGGGATTTCGCAGAAGAAGTAATCCGCAGATACGGCGTAGACCGTAGAATAGTTGCTTGCCCCGACCCAACTGGAGGAGCCAGAAAAACAGCAGGAGTTGGAGCAACAGACCACAGCATCCTCCGAAGAAGCGGTTTCAACGTCTCCTCTCCAAAAGCCCCGTGGAAAATCCGAGACAAAATAACCGCAGTCAATACCGCCCTATACGACGCATCAGGTATAAGAAGGACTTATATCCACCCTCGATGCAAACAACTCATTAAATCTTTACGAACTTTGACTTATGCTCCGAACACAGGACTACCGAATAAAAATCTTGGTGTTGATCACGCTTTCGACGCTTTCGGCTATTTATGTCTCCAACAATTTAACTTAGCGAAACCCGAAACTTTAGGTCAAACTGGGTATAGAATCTATTAAAAACAATGAAAAAATCTGCTGGAACGAAAAGATGCGAGGGCTACCTAGCCAAAGTAAGAAAAGGCAAAAAGTCTACAACTAAGAAAAAGAGTTCTACAAAGAAAAAGTAAACGAGGAAAGACCGTTTAGACTGTATGCAATGTTGAGAGCCTTAAAAGTTAGATGACATACTCAGTCCCAGGGGCAATTCGTACTAATGTTGTTAGCCAAACCTATTTAGGTGGGGGTGATAATCCATTTTCTAAGACACGAGCTGTTTTAGATATGACAAAATCGTGGGAAATAATGAAAGCCGTTACTTATGGAACCGAATATTTACGAGATAACTCTGAAGCGTTTTTACCCTTAGAACCAAGAGAAGATTACGACGCATACTTATCAAGAGTTAATCGTGCTGTATTTTCTCCTTACACACAAAGATTAGTTAGAGCTGCGACAGGCTTGATTCTTCGTAAACCAATAACCGTTATTGGTGATCCCTATTGGACTGATGTTTTTGTAAAGGATGTTGATGGTTGTGGATCGGATTTAGACGAATATGCAAGAAGATTATTAATTTGTGCTCTAACTTATGGCCATAGCAATACTCTTGTAGATTTTCCTGCCCCTACAGGAGCAAGAAGTCTTGCAGAAGAAAGAAACCAAAACCGTAGGCCATATTGGATTGAAGTCGATCCAGCAAATGTCTATGGTTAGAGGCAAAAGATATGTACACGCAAGATGAAAGTTTTGCGGGTAATTTTGACTCTCCTGCTAATGAAAAAGATTATGAATTGGTCGAATCAGGTGAGTTTTCGTTAGGTGAAATACCGTTAGTAACTGTTTATGCAGGAAAAACAGACACGATGACAAGTAAACCACCGTTATTAGATATTGCGTACTTAAATTTGGCTCATTTTCAACGTCAAGCTGATTTAATCCATAGTTTGCACGTTGCTTCACAGCCTTTATTGGTAATGGAAGGGTGGGATGATCAGACAAAAGACACAGCAATCAGTGTCAATTATGCAATGGCAACCCAACCAGGCAACAAAATCTATTATGTAGAGCCAGCCGCTAGTGCATTTGAAGCTCAAGCAGCAGAAATACAAGAATTACAGTCCCAAATGGCAACCTTAGGAATAAGCACACTCTCTCAGCAGAAATTTGTTGCAGAATCAGCAGATGCAAGACGGCTGGATCGTGTAGATACAAATTCAATGCTTTCGATGGTTTCTTTGGATTTAGAACAAAAAGTGCAAAAAGCGTTTAATTTATCGGCTGATTATTTAGGTTTAGAGCCACCAGAAGTAAAAATTAGTCGTGATTTTGATATTGAGAGGCTAATTGGACAAGATATAACAGCTTTAACTTCACTATTTGATCAACAAGTTATAGATAGAGAAGAATTTAGAGACATATTGGTTCAAGGTGAAGTACTACCTAACGCAAACGAGACTGAAGCGGATTAATACACTACAATAATAGAGAATAGCCTTATTACTATGCCTTCTGTAGAGCTAGTTGATGGAAAATGGGTTCCTGTTTCAAGTGTCCGAGCCACTGACTTGGATGCTGGAAAAGTAATCACAACCCCAGAAACTAAAACAACACCTGTGCCTGAAGCAGCACCAAAAGCAAAAACTACTACCCCTAAAGCAAAAACTGACGCTTAATTATGGAAGAAAAAGTCATACAGCCTGAGTCTGTGACTCCTGCTGAACAGCCCGTGGCTGAGACTACAATCCCTCAAGCACCCAACCTTGACAGTGTTAAGGCTGAGTACGAGAGCAAAATCTCTGCATTAGAAGCAAAAATCGCTGAAGAAGGCGAAAAATTTCAAGGCATCAAGACTAAACTTGATGATGTTTACAAAAAAGCAGATGACAAAAGGAAAAAGTCACTCGAAGACCAAGGGCAGTGGAAAGACCTATGGGAAGAAGCCAACAAAACCGCCCAAGAAAAAGACTTACAAATAAATACTTTAAATGAAGAATTAAAGAACTTAAAAAGTTCTAATGAGACTGCAAACATTAAGACTTCGGCACTTTCAGCTATTAGTAATTCTGGTGCTGTAAATGCAGAGCAAATGCTATCTCTTCTCCAAGATAAATTGAAAAAGAACGATAGCGGTGATGTTGTTGTACTTAATGGAGGTGTTGAACAAGACTTAGGAACTTACATAGGGAACCTAAAAAATCCTGGTAGTGGATGGGAACACCACTTCAAACCTAGCTCTGCTGCTGGTATGGGTGCAAAGCCTACACCTACATCAAATGTCTCTCCTGGTATGACTAATCCCTGGAAAGAAGGTAGTATTAACCTAACAAGGCAAATGATCCTTGAAAGCACCGAACCCGATCTTGCTGCTGTGCTCAAGAAAGAGGCAGGTGCTTCCACATAGTTAGCTCTGTGAGTTAACAACCGAGTCTGTGACTTGGACCTCGTTAAAGAATCCTCCTAATTAGAAATGGCAGCCCCGTTTCAGAATTACTCTGGCGGTGTCCTTCTTGCGGACATCGTAAAAAGAAATAATTTGTCTCGCTATGTGCAAGAGGCAATTAAAGAACGCAGTCTTTTTGTAAAAAGTGGAGCAGTTGTAAGAAACAGCTTCCTTGATTCAAGAGAAGGCGGTACACGCATCCAAGTTCCTGAGTTCAATCCTGTTGCACCAACAGAAGAGGTAATGAACGGAACCGCTACTTGGGGAACCTCAAGTGCTGGTTACTTAACACCTCAGAAAATTGGTACAGCAACTCAGATTGCAACAATCATCCACAGAGGTTTCGCATACGCTGTAGATGACATTGCAACATTGGCTGCTGGTGAAGATCCAATGAATGCAATCCGCAACCAGCTTGCAGATGCAATCAACAAACTAAATAGCCAAAGATTGTTCTATCAATTGCATGGTTTATTTGGTACAGCTCTTAGTGCTAATGCTTCTGATTTAGCTAAAGCTGCTTCTTCTGGTGCTGCTGAAGCTAACTATTTGACTGCTTCAAACGTAGCAACAGCTAGAGCTTTACTTGGAGAGCGTGGTGATGAGCTAGATACTCTAATTGTTCACCCTAATGTTGGTTTCTATCTTTATCAGGTAGGACTATTAACCTTCTCAACTTCTTCACTAACTTCTGGTGGAGCTGTGACTTGGGGTGGTGGCGGTGCTGGTATTGATGCAAGAAGCATTGGTACTTTTGCTGGCATGAATGTCAT